ATAGACTCATTAATCATTTCCGGAGAAATGTCAAAGGTAATGTAGTCTACTAATAATTTTTTGTTTTCCATGTTACAAATATAATTCTTTTGACAAACGCATAAAGGTAGATTCTGCTACTGTATTAGATTTTTTCTTTTTTGCTTTTTTATAACCTAACATCTCAACATTATCATTAGATAATTTGCCAAATGCATTCGGAGTTTCATATCCTCCTGCGCCTGCACTAGTAGACATTTCATTAATATCAAATTCATTCATCATGAAATCAAATACTTGATCTAAATATTCTTTAGCTCCTGTTAGATGATCGTCGGCCCAGTCATGCCCATTATTAAGAAGATTTTCTATTTGAGCTGGATCTTGTGACAATAACAACTCACACTGTCTATGTATTTGTTTTAAGTTACTAAAAAACATATAGTTACCTGCGCTATTGTCATCCAATGCGCCTTCTAATATTGGTTTCTGAAGCGATTTAAAATAACTCATATTATATTTTTTTAAGCTCTTTAATCAATTCGTGATAGCGAAGTAAACTTAAGATATGATTATCTTTAATTGTTTTCGCAGTAAGAACTTCATTTAATAAATTAGCAACCTCTGTTAATTTAATTTGCACTACTTGGTCTTCTACCGACTCAACAAATGGCTTAAGTTGCTTTTTAATACGTACAATTTCTTCAGATATAAACGACTTTAATTCAATGCCTTCTGAAACTGAATTAATGTATTGTCTCAATAAGTTTTTCTGACCTTCGTTTAAATTTGAATATTTAGTATTAAACTTATCTACTAATAATTTGTATGATAATAATCTAACTTCTTTATCTTGCTTAACAAACTCAGCCATTTCATTTACCGCAGCTTGTTTTTTAAGATCTTTACGTACAATATGCTCTATAAGAGTATATCGGTTATTTACAGACTCTACAGGATTATCAGCTACTGAATATTCAAATAATTTATAAATAGCAGCTAATGGTTTGTAATTATTAACTTTTGATTTAAAAAAATCTTCTAAAATATAAGACTCTTTAATATCTTTGATTAAGTTATATTTTTGTCTATTAAGTGATGCTTGGTTTAATTGTAGTCTTGCTGCTATGGCCGCTTCTATTAAATGATTGGCTTTTTCTTCTTTATTAAATCTCTCTTTAACTAAGGTTTGATATAATGATAATTCTTTAGCCAATTCTGTACTTTTCGCAAAATACTTTTTGATAAGCGGTATAGCCTTTGAATCATTATTGTTCAAAGTATCGGAAGCTACTTGTCGAACCAACAGTTCAAAAAGTACTCCGGTATTTTTAAACTTTGAGTGCTTTAAATTTTTCATTCTAGGCTTATTGTTTCTTTAATAATAAATATGACGTCTTTGATCTTTTAAATTTCTTCTGGGAGGATATTCTCCTCATCCATTAAACTAGAACTTTCTGATAACAGTGATTGTTTATCTACCACTAATTTAGATAACCCGTATTTTTTAACTAAATCTACAGATTCATTACTTGTTGTTCTAGCATTTTTCCAAGCTACTCGACCAATTGGATCATATCCTCTAGGGTGATCATGACTATTATATTTAATTGGCTCTTCTGGACGTCCAGCACCAGGCCATCCGCCTTCTGGAACTTCTGGAGTATTTCTATTTTTTGACCTTTTATCATATTCTTTTTGTAGGTCCATATCGACAGATTCAAATGGGTTTCCTCCACCCTCTTCCTCTCCGCCTTCTTCTTCTTTTTTCTTTTGATTTTTTGGATCTGCAGGATCTTCCCCTTCTTCACTAATTTTAGTCAATCTAAAAGTATCTTTTTGATCTTTTATAATTTGCTTTTCTAATCCATCAATCTCATCATCGTTGAAATTAAAGATATTTTTAAAGATCCAATCTCTTGATATGATTTTTCCTTCAAGCATTGATTTTGCTAGATCAACTTTACTAGTATATAAAGTTAATTTTTCTTGTTCATAAATTGTCGATGGAGATGTCATTGACAATTCAAAATCTAATAACTCGGCATTCTCATATCCTTGTGAATATAAGTGAATAATTGCAATCTTATGTAATTCAGAAATAACAATTCGCTGAATTTTTTCAATGGTTCTAGCAAAGCGTACGTCTTCTGCTGCAAGCGTTGCTTTACCTGATAATCCTTCTTCATATCCTAAAAATGCTTTTGGCACTTTAAGGGCAGACATCATTCTATTTTTTAAGTATTCAATATCATCAATACCGGTAAATTCCATTCCAGCTAATGTATCAATTTCAGTACCACTTTGTCCTCCACGTACTGGCAGGAAATAATCTTCCAACATGTTTTGCATATTGAATTTAAGATTATATTCTCCAGTTTGTTGATCAACATATGGAGTCTTTCTCATTTGGTTAATAATACGTTGCATGTAATTATCAACCTCTGCAGGTGGAATGTTTCCTACGTCAATTTTAAAAATACGCTTTTCGGGAGCTCGCATAATACGATGAATTAACATCGCGTCTTCCATTAAAGTAAGTTGTTTCCAAACTTTACGCGCTGGTTCAATCATTGATTTACCGTATGGAAGAAAATTTGAGTCCGTTAAATTACGGAAGTGAGCAATTTCATAATTCTCAAACGTAATATTTCCGCCTCCTAATTGCTTAAACTGAACGTGATATGGATTAGTCGGATCTAAACCTTCTTCACGTACAATTTCATATGCAGATAATGGAACGACATTTACAATTCCAATTTCTTCTTGTATATCTAATTTCAAATATAAATCGCCATACTTACACATATTGCGAACCCATGGCCATAAATTAAATTCTACGTTTAAAATATCATAAAATAAGTTATGAAGTATTTTTTTAATGTTTTCGTTGTTGCTATTAATACGCAATACATCACCAAAATCGTCTTTCATAACTGTTTCGTCAGCATAAATGTCTAATGCCGAAGCAATAATTGAATCTTGGTCCATTACTTCATAATCCGTATATAATTCTGTTTTAGAAGAAAAGTAATTATAATTAGGATTATATGTATTTGTTGAATTGGTGTGTACCCCATGTAGTCTAGTAAATCTATCTACAAATTTAGAATTGTGAGCGTTACCAATAGATTGTAAATGATCGTTATCGACTACTCGAAGCTTATCTTTACCAACGCGGCGCACAACAACATTAGTATTGAAGAGACGTTTAAGTCGCCCATATAATGTTTTTTCAGCCATATAATTTCTTTAATTTAAAATAAATATCAATTTTTAATAGAAGCTGGTTATTTTATTAACCAAGTTAAATCTTCATCCATTCCGGTGTGTCCGGTGGGCATTGTCCACCCCGAATTTTTCATCATTCCGGCATTACTAGAATATGCACCTGCGGATGCACCGAAGTAATCTAATGTTTTTCTGTGCATTTCAATTCCTTGCTGTCGAAGCTTAAGCGCGGTATCTCTAATCCATAACGCTGTTGAAAATGACATAACAAGGTCATCATTATAACCGTGCTGTGCTTCAGCTCTAGCACCGTTCCAAATAAACACATACAACTCATCAATTAATCTTCTAGATCGAATTACTGGAACTCGCTCTCTTGTATATATGTCTAATTTAGAAATAACTAAAGGACGTGTCCTAGAAGTCATTGAGAACCCAGGTACCATTTGTGAAGGGTCTTTTAAATCAACATACCTTGCTAATTGCTGTGATACGTCTGAGATTGATCCGTCTTTTGGAGAATAATATAAATTTTTATAGCCCCTATCAATAGCAACTTGTATTGTTGCCCAACCAATATTGGCATTTTCTATTACTAGTAATGCATCATTATATTCTGTAGCAACATTAACTAATAAATTTCCATAATCTTTGGTACTAATTTGCCCTTTATATTCAGCTACTTGAGTTACTGACTCAACATCTATTACATGAAACGCTGAATAGTCTGCGCTATCACCTCGAGCAACGTCAGCTACTACTATATAATCTTTAGAATAATCTGCTTGTTCCCAAATCCATAAATTTCCATCTAAGTATCGTTTCTCTATAGGCTCTTGAACAGTGGTTTGGTCATACCATTGAATTAATGGGCCATCAACTACTGTTTGACCCGATGAAATAAAGTCACAATCACATTCTTGAGCTGCTCCTTTAGGTCCTAATAATTCATCTTGTTTGTCGCGCCAAGTTTGATCTCGTTCAGGATGGACATCCCATTTAAGACGAATGGTATTAAATCGGTTTTGCCCAGATTCAGCTCCAACCCATGTTTTATGAAAGAAGTTACCAGTACCGTTAGGTGTTGATAAAATAATTGCACCTCCTCCTGTTGCTAGTGTTTGTTGTGATGATATCCAAATTTCTTCTACATTACTAATAAATGCAGCCTCATCAATAATCAATAAAGACAATGCTTCTGAACGACCTGAATCCCCTGATGACGAAGTTGCTTTAATTTGTGACCCGTTATTTAATCTGAGCGATAATTTATTATCTTCTACCGTAGGCAGTTTTAACCAGGATGGTAGGTACTCGTACATCACCTTTACTTTAAGTACTAAGTTCTTGGCTACCTCTTGTTTAGTGGCGATAACTAGGATATTTTTATCACTGTAAAAAGTCATTAACCACAGAGCGTAACCTGCTGATAATGTTGAAATACCTAACTGACGTGACTTTAAAATAATGTTATAATCATTATCTCTTAATTGGTGCAACGATTGCTCTTGAAATGGATATAAATGAAATGGAATCTTTCCTTTTTGTGGATGTTGAATTTGACAGTACTTTTTCATAAAGTGTACTGGATCAGAAGCACACTTTTTATATTCCTGCTTAATTATTTCTTTTAATGACGCTTGATTTGCGGACATATATTTACCGTTTAAATGATATTTTCCAAAGTAATGTACCGTAAATATAAGGATCTAAATGTGAATTTACGCCAAAGCCTAGACCATATACTTTGTCTTGTTTTGTTTTTAAGAATGCATTTGCGCCTAATAATAAATTATCAGGCTTTTGAATTCCTAAACTACCACCTAAATATAATTGAGTATTTAATTCTTTTAGGTATGTATTATTTTCAAATTTGTTAATACTGGCATCGAAATATCTACTTTTGATTCCATTTTGAGTTATTGAATCTATGATAGAAACATACCCTAAAGAATCTTTAAGATGTAACGTATCTTTATATACATTAATTGCAAAGTAGTTTTTAAGAATAGCAAGAGTGTCGACGTCTGCGGGTATTTCTACATATACAGGAACCTCTTTATAAATTATTTCGCCTGGTCTATAAACTGTTTGTGTTACTGTTTTAATGACAGTATCTCGTTTTATAACTTCGTATTTTTTGCCTTCAATTTTAATAATTTCTTTTTCAGTGGGTTGTGATGTACAAGACCGCTGTAAAAGAATAATAATTACTAATACCGCAATTACTACTAACGAGAAGTTTTGTTTAATGAATTCAAATGTTTTCATACTACCATTTTAAATAAATATCAAGGTAGTAATTACTTATGAAATTATAGCTGTTGGGGATGGTGCTGATGTTGCGCCAACAACGGGTGCAACCCCTCCGCCGGCACCTGTGATAACTTGACCTGGAGGCACTATAATAGTAGCTGACCGTATATAACTATCAATTGCTGATGCTAAATCTTTAGCTAATTCTCTTTGTGCTTCGTCAATATCTTTTCCTGAATTAGACATTCGCTTAAATGCTAGAAAAATGTCTTGTTCTAATTTAATTTTAACTAATGGCATAACTTATTTAAATTTATTATTTATCTTTTACAGGCCCGCCTTCGATCCAGGCATTACATGTTCTAGACCCAGCACACTTAAATTTATGCATCGTGCAATATCCTAACTTTCCTGCTTCGATAGTATCCCATGCATCTTGTTGCGCTCCTTCGGTATCATCAAATTCTGGAGATTCAATTGGCGTTGCTTTTGTTGGCTCTTCGCCTTCTAATGCAGCAGGCACTGATTCTCCTTCAGCGTCGCCAACTAATCCTTTTTCAATACAACTTAACATCTTAGAAGTAATATTGAATGCTGCACAAGAATTGCATCTTGCCGACTTTACTTCATCAATGTCTTCGATTTTCCAAAGCGCTGCTTTCTTTTTCCAAAATTTAATATTTGGATTGTTTGGGTTCAGTGGACCATAGCCATATCTGTCAATAGCAACTTGGCGGTTTTCGATATTAACTTCGCCGTTTTGTGTCGCTACTGGGCATTTAGATTCGCCATCAGCTTCTTTAAGTAAATCTGCTAATTTAATCATATTACTTTATTTTGATAATAGACTCTTTAAGCATATTATCTAATTTTTTATTTACTGATTCTTTTTGATTAAATGGAGGAGCCACGTTAAAATTGCCTGCTTTATTTCCTTTTAATTTACCAGTTATTGAATCAATTTTTGGTCCTCCCACTGTTGGGTCAAATTGAGGCATGTCTTTACGTTCTGGAGCGTCAGGGTTATTAGGTAACTTTTCTAAATTCTGTCCGACTTTAGTTGCAATTGCTATACGTAATTGATATATAGCGTCTTCAGAGCTAGGCTTTCCGGGCCCTACCTTATCTTTTACTCTGTCAGCTAAAGGGCCTAACCATTTCAATACAATATTAATATCTTTATTTTCTCCAGACGTTAAGTCTTGCATCATATCATCGTTAAGTAATGCGCCAGGTGCGTTTGGATCAGTCTTTTTATTGACATTTTGCATAATCATTTTTCCAATTGCAGCTGCATCTTTACCCATTATATTTGTTTTAAATGGCTTATCTTGCGATGGAATTGGCTTACCAGGTCCTAACTCAGCTGCAATTGCAATTTGAGCAGCAGCTAATTTTTCTTGTGTATCTTTTCCAGGCCAATTTACATCTTTTCCGGAAACTTTTGCGTTATTACCACCAATAGAAATTGCACCTGACCATCTGTGATGCCCGTCAATAATTAAATCTCCAGAAGTTACAATACCCTTTGCAGTTGGACCTGTTGTAATAGCATCTGTAAGTGTTTTAGCGGAACCTAATGGATATGATACTGATTTCATTAAATCAATTTCACTTTGAGTTGGTTTATAATCCATGGCAGTGCCTGCTGCAGTTCCTACAGCTACAGTGTCATCCGACATATCTCCGTCTATCTCTGGGCTAAGTAAAAGTTCTTTTCTTACTACATCAGATTGACCGTCACTAGTATCTAAAAATGCTCTAGTAGCAGCGGGTCCTGCTTTAAATGCTGCTTTCAGCTCAGCTGCTAATTCTTCTTTGGTTTTTGCCTCATTAATTAATCCAGCCAATTTAGTAAATCGCTCACGCATATATACAGACTCTCGAATAATTACATCTAAAGTTGTTTGACATTCTTTTTGAAACGCTTTTAAATACTTTTGAGCTTCAGCTTTTTTACCAGCTTTAAGAGCATCAATTGCATCATATAAATGTGCAGCCTCTCTATGATAATTTACATCTGTAAAATCTTCAACGATTTTTTCCATTAAATCTAAATCGTCTGTAATTTTAAGATCGATACCGGCTTGAAGCATGTCTTCATATTCAAAGTCTTGGCTCCAGCCTTGGCCTGGCGTATATCCTTCGTGTTGTTTCATTTTTAATTTCTTTAATATAAATATCTAATTACCAAAATCTACAGCTCCAATAGCGAGCTTTCCATCTTGGCCCTGGGTTGTCGCAATTATGTCTTGCTCGGAATGACTTACGTCGCTCTGGGTTTGATTTTTTAATTTTCATTCCTGGTTCTCCGAATCCTACCTTAACTACATTGCCTTTGTCATTTCTAACATATACAGCACGTTTTCTAGGTCCACCGGGTGTATAAAATGGTTTGCCTAATTTTACTTTTCGGCCTCGGTATTCAGCTTCTTCAAGCTCTTCCTCATTTACTTTTTTTTTGATTCTTTAAGTTTTTTTAAGTCTCCAACAACAATGTCGGTAGGAGATTGTTTAGGCAATTTATTCTTTTTATCATAATCACCCATGTTTACTCCTTTTTGTTGCTCTTTAGTGCCGTTTGCCATCATATCTAGGTCCTCTTCGCTTTGACGGTAGTCGTCGATATTATCTTCAAACCATCCAGCTCTCATAGCAGCAACATTCATTGCCTGAGATATTTTGTCTTGCTCATAGTCCGGGAATTTATTAAATGCTAATTCATAAAATTCATCCCAGTCGCCATCTTCCGCTAATCCTTCTAATTTCTTTTTATTTGACTCGAAAAACTTAAATACTTCTGTGTCAACAGATACAGGTTCAGCCTCAGACTCATGGGCTTCTTTAACAATTCTACGAACTGCTAAACGTACTACATGCTCTTGAATTTTATGATCTAATAAATCATAAATTTCTTCAGGCTCTTGTGTTAAGATTTTATGAAATAACGCATCTGCTTTGTCTGCAGCTTCTTCAGCAGCTTTTAAAATTTTGCTTTGTTTAATTAAAGCTGGTTTTAATTTTTCTTTTTTAGCAGGATCTGTTGCTTTTACAAAAGCGTCACGAAGTGTCATCATTTTAGATTCTTCGGTTTGCATTGCTAACATTTTTGTATGCAAATCTTCTGTCGCTTTTTTTAATTCTTTAGAAATATTTGGTGTCATATTACTTTTGGTTTAAATGGGTCATTAATACACCTCCTATAGCAGTAGCGTGATTAATTAAATGTTGAATGTCGTCGTCTCCTAATTTAGTTTTTCTTTTAGTATAGTCTAAGCCTAGCGTTCCTATAAATTTGCCATCAATTGTCTTTATCGCAAATAAATATCCAGATTTACATCCAGTATCTTGTGCTATGTATTTAAGCCCATACGTTGCTATTTCGTCGTCTTTATAATCTGCTATTTGTATAACATCATCTTCTGATAATTTATTAACTGATTTTGAAAATAAATTAACTGGTATATTTTGAAAATTTGATTGAACTGAGTTAACTCCCGTGCCAACTGTTTCATAAAATATACTAAATTTAGCAATTGATTTACCGGTAGGATAAAAATGGCCTCCATTATGAAATTG